TAAAAGAAAAATTAAAACGACATGAGGGTTTCCAGGGTGAGATGTATCGCTGTCCTGCCGGTAGGTGGACGATTGGCTGGGGCCACCAGATCCAGATTCCCTGCATTGTTTCTCGCCAAGTGGCAGACCTGCTATTAGATGAGGATATTCACAGAGCTGAGTTTGAGTATATTTCCCTTGGTTGGACGCTTGATCCTGCAAGGAAAGATGTAATCGTTGAGATGATTTTCTGGATGGGCCTGGGTGGTGTACTCAAGTTTAAAAAAATGATTAGAGCTATTGAGCAAGAGGATTGGTCAGAGGCAAGTCGCCAAATGATGGATAGCCAAGCAGGTAGAAATTATGCGCCCAGGATGTCTCAGCTTGCTGAGGTGATGAGGGACGGATAAGAGTTATGTCATGGATAGGGGGAATAGAAGAAACCCCATACAACCCCGGTCCACTATGGTCCTTCAGCGTCAACCTGCTGGCAGTCAGGGACTGGTGGGTCAAGAGAAAGAGGGAGAAGAGGGCTGAGAGATTAGCGACATACGATTGGATTTACGAATGTGGTTGACGAGGCGGGGCCAAGCATCTCAGTGCCCCCTATTGCCCGGTTCACGGGCTTAAACTTAAACGTAGGAGGGTATAACAATGGAATGGATGATAAAGCTCATACTGCCTATTCTAATGCAGATTGTGGGCAAGCTCCTGTCCCCTGAGAACATCAAGCTGTATGGGGATAAGCTGTTTGATTTGATTGAGGACTTTGTTGAGGATACTGAAACCACGATTGACGATGCTACCGTGCTACCGATTGTCAAGGCTATTCGTCACGGTTTGAATATCCCTGATAACGACTAACCAACAACACCCCCAACGCCTCTCAGCGATGCAATCATAGGGGTTACTTTTTACCCCTATGATTGCCATTGGTTTCATACCTAACCCTCTCAATTCGTCTCCACATCGCCTCCGAATCATTCAGCCAGAGATCCTGCTTTTTATTGTACTTGTACCCCTCTCTTTTACAAATCATTTCAGCCGTCTTTTTTGTGCCAGATATAAATTCAAACAAATATTGGTCATCGTAATAATCACCTTCATAGCATATCCATACGCTTTTTTTCATATTTTCCACTATTTGTCATGCACACCCCACCCGCTAGCCAACGCATTCGCGGCTTCGCATTGAACTATTCCTCAACCATGTGGGGCGTCCCACCCTCTGGTGCATGATGTTCACTCACTTCACCCTATCCCCTGGTGGGGGTTGGGCAGGTTTAACCTGTTATGTGCTATTTCAACATACTCAGGGTTCAAGTCTATCCCTATGAAGTTTCTGCCTAACTTCTTACACGCTATCCCCGTTGTGCCACTTCCCATGAAAGGATCAAGCACTGTTCCACCATCCGGCATCCTTGTTAACTTGCAGAGGTACTCCATTAAGGCAAGGGGCTTTACTGTGCTATGAGTATTGCCTTCGCCACGTTCAGACCGTGAGGCTTTAGCACAATAGAAGAAACGAGCAGCAGAGCCAGAGTCGGGTTTCCAGTCAGTATTATCTATTGTTGGGACAACCTGTGTATTATTAGTTGGTTGTTTATTAGCTTTATTTCCACCACCACTCTTCGTTTCAGGAAACAACCCCACCACCTCATCACTTCCATCGTGGATAAGATTTGCGGGCCAGCGGCCTTCTGCTTTACATCCTCTACCATAGGACACATCTCCAATACCAAAACAAGAATTCAGACCTTTTGATTTTGTTGGATTTTTCCTGAAATTAGGATCATTTTCAATATCCGTCCCAACCCTCCCCCCATCAATCCACAACCCACCAACCCCCCATTTAATGGCATTTTGTGCGAAGGTGCCATCAAGGGGTTTCATTGCTAGGACTATCGGCTCATAGCTGGGCTTAAGAGCAGTCCCATAGCCGTCCCATGTTTTGGCTTCGTCGGTTATTGGCAATGTTATTTCCCCGTCTATCGTCTGCGGTCCTGACAATTTGGTTCTCTTTCCAACCCTGTTAGGTCTTGCGTTTTTAGTGTACCCAACAACTTCCCGCTCTGCCCCCGCCTTCTTATCCAACTGTTTTGAAATATTTGTAGATTTCGGAAAACCACTCCCATACACCCACATCACACAATCCCGGATCTCCCAACCAGCATCTTCAATCGCACAGGTCAGACGATGGTATGTCCTCGTACCACCAAACGCCATGAGCATAGCACCAGGTTTCGCAACTCTCAGGCACTCTTTCCACACATCCACAGGAGGCAACACCTTGTCCCAACCTTTACCCATGAACTTTAAAGCGTAAGGTGGATCGGTGATTATGGTGTCAATACTGCAAGCGTCCATATCCCGCATAACTTCAAGACAATCGCCCTGCATTAAGTTAATGTCGGGTTCAGGGAATATGTCTAATAACATTTGGCTCATTCGATTTTTTCCCCCTAATAAATCATTGGGGCACCCTGGTCTATGGAAACCAAACAGTTTCCGGTATCCGTTACAACAGTCTTTTGACACTTCTTCGATCACCTGTTGCGCACCTCGCTCGGGATAATTTACGGATACGCCCTAATAATGCACCAGACCGATCAAATTGATTATCGCCATAAAGCATGCCTCTCCTGCCACTTTTCAAACCGCTTGAATTTCTCTTTAAACCTTACGATCCATTTAGCACCCTTCTTCCCCTTGTTTTCTTTGATTGACCCAAGGGTACATTCTTTCAACATGAAGCGGTCAAGACTCTCATTGTCAATTTCAAAGTTGAGTTTTTCATCTGTCTTTGGAACTATGTTTTTCAAATGATGCGCCCTATGTTGTTGCATCCCCATAATGACCAGATTGGAAGGGTCATCATTCATTTCATCATGGTCTAAATGATGGACAACATACCTTTTTGGGATTCCGTTAAAGGCAGGGTTTGTCATCAACCAGACATAATGCGCCATAGGGACTACCTTCTTTTCTCCATCGACAAGAACCTTAGTATGCCATCGTCCTTTTTTAAGATATTTACTGCTGATTTGTTCCATAATGTTGTACACCTCATGTACACCTGATTTCCAGATGGGTTAACTTGTTGATATTACACTTCATTATTTTTCGACCGGCAGTTCGACTCCCCCCGCCTCCACCATTCTACCTCATAATATCGGTCACTTACAGGTTTTTCATGCCCATTTTCGTTGATCACCTGTTGCGCACCTACCACAGAGATCACAGAGGGGTTATTTTTCATGGTTGCATGTTCTGGGTTAGCCATTGTCCGGTATTATAATATATTCACCTTTTTTCTCATCTCCTTCCCAATACTCTCTGAAAACTGTCCACAACTTAGAGCCATCAGGAAAAGTTACAAGTAAAGGAGCAATAAACTTTTCAGCATCATTAATCTTATCCATAGTATGTTTCTCCTTGTTTAACCTTTAAATCCGATAATGCTTCGTCTAAAGACATCTTTTTAAGAGCAACCCTACGGTAAAGTCTTCCATAGGAAATTTCGTATTGTCGTGCGATTGATTTTAATGAAACCTCCCCTAATCGCTTATTGGGGTATCCTAATAATTTTCTGTTTTTCCCGCCCATGTTCAACCTTCCCCCTCGCTACAGCAAACAATTCCCGTTTCTTCTGGGCATCCACTTGATAGTATCGGTCAAATGCCTTGTTGGTGGTATGCCCTGACCCGTGTTTCTTGATCTGCTCCGGTGTGTAATCATCTCCCAATGCGATAATGGAACTGTGCTTAGTGCCGGGGTACAGACTGACCCCCTCTACCCCTACCTCTTCACAGGCTTTCATCCACCATTTGTTGAGATACTTAGGGCCGAATTGTGTCCCGGCCTTAATACCGGACCCAACATTCCCATGCCTGAAAAAGTATGGATTACCCAGCACCCGTGGGAAGGACTTGACTGTCTCAACATCCTCTGGCAGCAGGTGTACCCTTTTTGGTTCACCTTCCTTTGAGTGCCTGACCAACATAATACCCGTAGAGAGGTCTATATCGTCTTCCCTGACCTGTATTAGCTCACCAGGACGCACGTTGACGTATGTTGATAGCCACAGGCACCCTATGTATATCCTTGGATTGACAACCCATGAAATGCCCCTCAGAGCCGCTAAAATGGCAATCTGAGTGGATTTGTCAACTGTCTTACGATAGGCTAATGTGTATGAAATCGTAGGGAAATCAGGCATGGGGATCGGGACCTTTTTACGCTTGTTTCTGCGAACTACCCACACCCAGAATGTATGAAGGGTACTCTTGATATTGTGTTTTGATTTGCCTGACAGGTGACCCGGTAGTTTGAAAAAGAAATCGTCAAGCTCATCTTCTTGGATGTCCCTGATATTCTTGTTCTGCCAATAGTCTGAGGCATACCTTATATGTAATTTGAGCTTTGGGTAGGACTTCAACCCCTCTTTCCTTAACAGCCATTCCTGGCTGAGAGTGTCAAACCCAAGGGGGACATCCTTTTTATAGTCCCGCGGGTCGTAGGTTTCCTCGTAGTTCTTCCACCGCAGCATTGACAGGAACGCTTCAGCATCCTGTAAACCCTTGAATCTTCTAAAGGTTTTCTTAAATCTTACGATCCACTTAGCACCCTTCGGCCCCTTGTTCTCCAGCACTTTTCCTATCATGGCTACACCCCCCTTTTCATCAAGAGGTATATTATTTTGGGGTTGGGTGCAATACATTTTTCATTATTCCCCCTCCACTAGGACATCAGCGCCATTTATCACGCTGACATATTTACCGTGTATAACCGGCACCGCACGATATCGTAAGCGGAACTCTTCTTCGACCATCGACTGGATTACGGGCCGGATACTACTGGACTCCGTGCCTGCTTCGTGGGCCAAGATCAAGGACAAGAGCAGGACAGCGGTTAGGATTCCTATGGCTATGTAGTCTGCCTTACGGTCCATATCACCCTCCATTGTCAATGTCAGCCGATCATGTCAACGGCTTCCTTGCAGGTTTCGCAGAAAAACAATATTTCAACTTTCTTTCCTGTAATTTTTCTGTATGGATAATGTCGAATTACCCTTTTTGTATCACTTTCTAATTCAACATACCCACGATTGATTTCTACTGGCTCAGCATCGTAATGCAAATCACATGATTTATTATCACAGAATTTCATATCAGCCCCCCACTGCTTGATCTTCATAATCCTCATTCCAATCATCAATGATTTCAGTTTCTTTTCGTCCACCCTCACCCCTTTCCCCCGGCCCGAAGGCCGGGGTTTGCTGAGTAAAAAAACTGCCGGAGCGCCCTTTTTATGCCTTGCCGATTGTCTCAGCCCGCTAGCAACCCCCATCACGAGGCCCGTTATGCCATGCGCCCTTGGCTTCCTGCTGATGAATGCGGAATTTAGGATCGGCAGTCAAAATGTTACAGGGCCAAAGTCACTTTGAACCCTGCCGAACTCTATCACCCTCCCCCGGTCTTGACGGCCCCGGCATAGCCTGTGAGCGCATTGTCAGTGTCCTGGTT